CGTGAGTACATAAAAAAGAAAACCCAAGGCGAACCTGCAAAGAAACATTATACTGGCAGAGTTCAGGCTACCAACTTCTTTTACGGGGCCGTAGCCCAATCAGCCGAAAAAGCAAATACAATGGTCAGCGAATCAATAATTGCAGCGCTCCAAGAAATGAAGAAAAATGCCAACAATCAATCTGCCCCCTAAACGCATTTCTAAGCGTTTTAAGCATAGCTCCAAAAGAATGAACGAAGTACACAGGGAAGTCTACAACACTTCAATCTGGGTTACCCTACGGCTCGAATATCTAAGAAACCACCCGCTATGTGAAATATGCTTGGATAAGGACATAATAAAGTCGGCAATTGATGTTCACCATAAAATACCAGTATCCAACGGAACAAATATAATGGAACGAAGGACGCTCGGATTTGACTCTAATAATTTACTGGCTCTCTGTAAGGAGTGCCATAAAGAAATACATAAAACACAATGATAACAATCGGAAAAGGAATTTATTCAATACTCAGTCAGAGCACTGGCGTTACACAATACGTTGGTATGCATATATTTCCGCTAATCACACCAGAAGTGATAAACTTACCCTGCGTGATTTACGAACGCCAAGGTAATGAAGAAGGGTCAAAAGACGGCCACGGAATTTATGACTCTCAGGTTTACATAACCACCATAGCAATGGAGTATGAAACCTCGGTTAATATAGCTCAGGCATGTCTGAATGCGCTGGAAGGTTATAGCGGTTCGTCTGGTGATACCAACTTTATTAGGATCAGGTTTGTAACCGCAAATGAAACCTATCAGGAAGATGTATTTATGCAACGTTTAACCTTCGACGTTAAATCGAGATAATAAGCAAAGAAAACGGTTAAACCGTTTATTTATTAAAAAAAGAAATAATGGCAGCAGAAAATGATAAAATAGTTTACGGTGGATCAATGATGCTATTTATTGGCACAGGTTCAACCTTAACCCCGCTTGCGTTTGCTACATCAGCAAAATTTGACCTTACTCTGGATATCAGGGAGATTTCTTCCAAGGATTCAGGTATTTGGAAAGAGAAGGCTGCGGGCAAATGGGATTCCAAGGCTTCGGCTGACGGACTTACAAGTTTTGGTTTAACTGGAAACACCAATGGAATTGACGAGTTATTTACTTTGATGATTGCTCGGGAACCTGTTAATATGAGCTTTGCAATTGCCAGCGGTTCAACTCCGAATTGGAGCCCAGACTTGGCTGAAACTTATTTGAGCGGACAGATGATTATCAGTTCTTTGAACCTTACTGCAAACGACAACGACACAAGTACTTACAGTATTACACTCGAAGGAGCTTCTGCAATATCTATGACAGTTCCAGTTCCACCGCCACCCGCTGTAATACCTGTATTTGGTGGTGCTGATGCAAATGCAACAAATACAATTTTAATTAGCTTCGATATAGCTATGGCTGATCCCTCTGCACATTTGGCTGACTTCTCAGTAAGTGTAAATTCAGCTAATGTTAGTCTTACAAGCGTGGCTTTGGATACGGATACGACTAAATTATTATTGACTTTAGCAACCAGCATGATAACTGGTGACACCGTTACCCTGTCAATAGTAAGTGGAAATATTCAAAGTTCAACTGGTGGGCTATTAGCTGAATTAGTTGACGAACCAGTAACTCTTGGTTTTGTGGTTGTGATAAAGCCAGTTGTAAGCTTAGCTGCTTGCAATGATCCAAATAAGGTACTTGTAGTATTTAACACGCATCTGGAAGACCCATCATCTAATATGGGTATGTTCGATCTGTATGTAGGCGGTATGCCTATAGAAATAACTGGTGTAACACTTAACCCTATTGCTGATACTGGTGTTGTTATAGCCACAAGCGAAACTTTGGTAACTGGAAACATAATTACATTCAGTCTAGATGCTGGCGCTGTAAGAAGTACATCAACTGGACTCAATGACGAAGTATTAAATCACGCAGTAACAAACATGTTATAAAATAATAATCAAAATACCATAAAGAAATGGCAGCAGAAAATAGTAAAATCGTATACGGTGGAAGCCTTATGTTATTCATAGGAACAGGATCAACCCTTACCCCACTTGCATTCGCAACAAGCGCAAAATTCGACCTTACGTTGGATATTCGTGAAATAAGTTCCAAGGACTCAGGAATCTGGAAAGAAAAAGCCGCTGGAAAGTGGGACTCAAAAGCTTCGGCTGACGGTTTGGTAGCTTATGAGCTTACTGGATCGACAAACGGAATTGACGACCTTTTCAGCTATATGATCGCAAGGCAGCCTGTTCACTTCAGCTTCGCTATTGCATCTGGTTCAACCCCGAGTTGGAGCCCAGACACCTCGCAAACTTATTTGTCTGGCGATATGATCATCAGCTCTCTTAACCTGACAGCTAATGACAACGACACGGCAACGTATAGCGTAACTCTGGAAGGAGCATCCGCTATCACAATGACCTAATTAAGAAACCTTGGTTGGTGTTTTAATGAGAAGGGCGCGGCAATTTGCCGTGCTCTTTTTTTGTGCTCTGTTTTTTTTCCGTGAATTATGCTTATTTATTATGAAAAACACTTATTATGGAAGAAAACACCCCCAAAACCATTACATTGAACGGAATTGAATATGTTGTTAAACAATCGTTCCGTAGCTTAATGAAGTTCGAAGAAATGACCAAGAAATCGGTAAGCGAAATGTCAACCAGCATTGCCGACCTTATCACGCTTCTTTACTGCATACTGTCGTCTAATAATAGAGAAACATTCAAATTTACCTATGATGAATTTGTGGATGTTATTGACGAAAGTCCAGACACGATTAACCAGTTTTCGCAATATCTGGAAGCCGCTGCTGCTGATAAGGCAACTGAACCAAACAAAAAAAAAGCTTAGATAAAGCACCAAAGATGATTTACCTGTTCGGGTTGGTGATGGTTAACACCTCTATCCAGCCCGAATATTTTTTTGATAACATGTCATGGGGTGAGCTTGATTCCATTATCGAAAATATCAACAACAAAGGTAAGGAAGAGTGGGACAGGACTCGCTGGCAGGCGTATATTATGGCCATGACCCAAGGAGCCAAGCTAACCAGCCCGCAGGATTTGGTTACATTTAGTTGGGAAGAGTCGGAAGTGGTTAAACCTGAGGTACCGAAACAGGATATCGAAGCTATGAAAGCCAAGTTCATAACCGATATGAAAACCAAAAAGTTTAAGCCGATCAAAAACATCAACGAAATTTCCAAGCGTTAGATTTAATAATGCGTTTTTATTCTATTTATCTAAAAAAGAATAGTTATGGCTTCGAAATATAATTTAGTAACAACTCTTGGAGTAGATGCATCTTCTATGCGCCAAGGAATGGATGCAGCCGTCAAAAACATAGGCGAGTTAAAGCGTGAGCTTGTTGCTTTGCGTAATACTTCATTTGCTGGCAAGTCAGCCGAAGAAATTGCTGCATTAAACCTGAAGATTGGTCAGCTTACTGACGAAATGGGCGACCTACGTGCAACCCAGAAGGTTTTGGGTACCGAACTATCCGCAGTAGCTCTTAAAGGTGTTCAGGCATTTGGCGCAATGATTGAAGTTGGTTTTGGCGTCGCCACAATGTTCGGCGCTTCCGAGGAACAAGCAAAGAAGTACCAGCAGTCAATGACCAATTTAATTGGTGTTATGCAGGGACTTGCCGTTATCGAAGATTTGGTTGCTTCAGGAGAATTAAAAGCCATAGCAATACGTTTACGCGCGGCAGTTGTTACGGCGGCTCTTGCAGTTAAAACGGCAGTTGTTACCGCGGCTCAGTGGCTATGGAATGCTGCGCTTACTGCAAACCCAATTGGATTGGTTGTCGTAGCAGTTGCCGCTTTAATAGCTGGAATTATTTTACTAACCAGATGGCTAGGGACAAATACTGGAGCCATTGACGACAATACTGAGGCTCGTAGGAAAAGCCGAGAAGAGATTATTAAAATGAAAGAAGCTGACGCTGAATACGCTGAAACTGTCAGAACAAAATCTATTCAGGCTTTTATAGACCAAAAAGCCCAGCTTGATATTTTGTTAATTGTTTTACGTGATAATACCAAATCTTTAGACCAGCGTAAATTAGCTTTAAAACAAATTATAGACCTTGATCCAACGCACCTTAAAGGACTTACTCTGGCTAATTCTGCAACATCTGAAGGTACCAGAATTATAAACGAATATGTAACTGCATTAAATAAACG